TTTTTATTTTACCACCTCTATCACTTGGTAATAACTCATCCAAGTAAATTCTTTTGTTTTTACTTTTAACTAATTTACATCCAATAGTTCTGCTTTGTTCTGCTCTTTGTTTAAATATTTCATGAAAGTTTTTCCTAACTAAATTCCAATATGTCGGTGACTGGCTTTTAACACACCCTATGCAGTTTGCATTTGGGAATCCTAAAGAATAAATTTCAGGCAGTTTAATATTATTTTGTTTTAAAATATCAAAGCAATCATTTTTAAATAGCTTATGTTCAATTAAAACAGGTAACACATTTACTCTTTCAAATGTTGTAAATCTTTCATGTCTGCTTATTTCATCATAAGTAAATCCTAAAACGTGGTAATCTATTTCGTGCAATAATTCAAATTCATACCTTGCTTGTTTTTTAAGGTATTTAGTACAAGGTGCGCCTGCTACACCACTCATATATTTTCTTTTATTAAATACTTCTACTATTGAATGGTTTGGGTATTCTTTGCTTTTAGCCTGTATAATTTCTTGACCTATCCATTTTTCAATATCTTTTAAAAACCTCAAGTTATCGTGATGTTCTTCTAATACAGGGTTATTTACAACCATAACTTTATTGTCTTTTCCATATTTATCTATTGTTATTTTTGCTGCTATTGCACTGGCAGCACCACAGCTAAACCAAACTACTATTGTTTTATTTTCCATAGCTAAAATTCTTTTAAATTGTTTAATAATTTTATTTCACTTTCTAATTGCTTAATTCTTTCACTAAATATTATTTGATTAGTTTCAAGTTCCTGCACCTTTTGGCGATAGATAATTGATTCAAAATAATATTTTCCGTACTGGCATTGAATATCATAAAGTGTTTTTAAGTGCTTTTCTGCTGTTATTTTCCTTTCACCTATACTTTGTATCACCTTACCTTCAAACTCTTCTATAAAGCTATTTATATGCCATAGGTTAATGTAATTAGGTTCACGTTGTGTCATTAAGTTTGTAAACCCACAGTATTCATCCATAATTAATCTTAACTTTTTATAGTCATCTGTTCGCAGTTCATTTAACTTTTGCTGCTCATCTTGGAATTGTTTTAGTTCGTTCATTAAAATGGTGCTGTATTAAAAGGGTTTTCTAAATTTATTGTTGATTGTATTTCTTTTGCAGGTGCTTTGTATTTTTCTTTAAAGCCAGTATCAATAACATTTATTCTGCCATCAATTGTTTCACTATAACATTTTTTTATCCAATCATAATCAAGTTTACATATTCCTGTATTACCAACTATTCTCGGTTTTACTTTTTGTATTATTATATCCACTTCATTTCCTAATTGCATCTTGCCATTTGTTTCTATGTACTCTCTATTTATGCAAATCATATTGTAGGCTTTCTGAATCCAAGCAGCGCCACCATCAATTTCATAAGGTGTAGGTGCTTTTGGTAGTTCTCCGTTCTTAATTCCTATTGGGTTCTTTGCGTGGCATATTAAGAATGAATGTATCTTTTGACTTGCTGCAAGTTTATTCCATTTTGGTAGTTTACGTTTTAAATAATCTGAAACATTAGTATAATTTTCGTGTTCAATATCATTCCAATTATCAATAGTGCTTGTATGAATGCCATAATCCTTTTTGCAATCCTTTACTAATTTTATATATTCATCAAAATTTAAACCTTTCTCATCAGTATCTTCAGCAACTATAAAATGTTCCTGCACAAATGGTTGCACTCGGTAATATTCTGCTTCGGTTATGTAGTTATGGTATCTTTTATCAAAGGTTTTACCTGTTAATCCGTGTATAATAGCTGCGTAAATATCTTCACTTGAACCACTTTCAGGGCTGTATATTAAATGTTTTCTGCCATACTTTACACTTAATGATATTAGCAATTGAAATAAGAACTCTGTTTTACCCATTTTAGGATAACCATAAATTATTGTAGTGCCAACAGGTTTCACTCGGTAAAAAGGATTTAAAGTTTGAAACCCAGTATCTAATAATTCATCTGAACTATTTTCTCTTAAATGTAATATTTTATCATTTACATCAAATAATCTTTTTATAGTAGCCATTAGTAAATAATTATTTTAGTCTTGGTTTCAGTTGGTGCAGATAAGTATAAAGCTAATTTATCCGCACGTGATATAAATTCAGGTGTTAAGTATTTAGGGTTTTCAATGTGAAACTTATCTTTACTACAATTTATTACTGCTTTGCAAATATCTTCTTTTGTGTACCCTTCTTTTATTCTTGCTTTAAAACTTTTTTTAGTAGCTTCAGGAATTGATTTAAAATTTCTGTTTGTAGTTTTATTAAACCAATCTAAAAATAAATCAAAATTAAAATCTATATTGTTTATTTGTTCTATTGTTTCTTGTTTATCTATACTAACAGTGGTTTGACTGTGGTTTGTATGGTGCTTTGACAGTGCTTTGTCCAGTGGTTTGGTATGTGCTTTTGTAAAATTTACAATAGCAATTATATTACTTGAATATTGATTTTGTGATTTTTCAATTATTTTTATAAATCCAAATTCTGCTAACTCATTTAAACCTGCTGAATAAGTTCTCCAATTTTTTATACCAATAGCTTCCATAACCATTTGCGATGGGAATCCAAAATTCTCTTTCCAACCTAATCTGTTGCAATGTTCTATTGAAAAATAAAATATAGCATAATGAATTGGTTTTACTTTATGTGGGTTTTCAAAACACCAGTCAGTAAAGTTTCTTGATAGTTCGTAACTATTCATAGTACAAAAACGGAAAACCCTCAATTAGGTTGCAGCTAAAAGAGGGTTTGTCCTATTTATATTTAACTTTTGGAAAATTAAAATTAGGGTTTATTAAATGGCTGCAACCTCATTTAACTCTTGCAAATATAAAGGTATTATTTTATTTTAAAACACATAATGCTAACAATTAATTATTTTATTAAAGTCAGTTAGGATTTTGTTATACTTATTTATTACTAACTTATCATAGCTTAATAAACTATCAACTGTTTTGATTCCGTGAATTACTGTTGTATGGTCTTTGCCAAGTTCAGGTACACATCCTTTCTTTTTAGCCATATAAAGTTCACCTATTTCTTTTAAAGATAACGTGGTATTTTCACGAACTATCTTCATTGATACTTGCCTTGCTTCACATTGTAATCTATGGCGAGTAGTTGCGATTAAAGTTTCAATTGGTATTCCGTATTCATCTGCACAAAGTTTTACTATTATACGTGCTAATTCGTTGTCGCTGTTTACTTCTTTGCTCTTGCAGAATAAACTTACTACTATGCCAGTGTTTTGCTTTATTTTTCTTTCAGCCTCGAAAATTATCTTGCTAATTATTTCCTGTTTTTCCATTTGTTTAATTTTTATTTGTTTTATAGTTTCCTTTTTTTATTGGTGTATCAATTGCTTTATTATGTTCCCAACCTCTTTTAATTCTTCTATAAATAGCTCCATAATGATTGTTTAATCCTAATGTATCTAATAATAAATTTAAAGATATTGAATTATTTTTATAATTTAAAATTATTGTATTATCCCTGTTATTATTATTTATTTTTGATGTAACCCATCTGCAATTATTAGGTGCATAACCTTTTAGATTATCAGTTCTATCTATTTGTAATCCTTCTTTATAGCCATTTTCTAAAGACCATTTTTCAAAATATTCAAATGTATGTTTCCAATCTTCACAAACTTTTATTCCTTTTTTAAAATATAAATGATTTTCAAAATAATTTTCACTACATCTTCTATTTAATGCTCTCCAAACTTTAAATAACTTTGTTGTGCTTTTACCATTCATTGTTTTTTGCTTACACCCACAACTACTAATTCTGTTTCTAATTAGGTGCAGTAATCTTATTTCTTTTATAGTTCCGCAATCACACTTACATTTAATGGTTCTATTTATTTGACCACTTGGCATCCTTAAATTTGCCCCATCAGAAATTACTTCTAAATAATTATATTTAGTACCAGTAATAATATTTAATCTTTTTGCCATAGTTTATATTACATTTTTGTTTTGCAATATTAACATATTTATTTATAAATACCTAACATATTATTAAATTTTTTTCTTATTTGTAATCTTTCTAAATTACTGTACTGCTTGTTTTCTATTTTTAAAACTTTTACAATTGATTTAGCTATTACAATTAATTCTTTTAATTCATTAATCGTTAATTTTAAAACATAATTATTTGAAACTAATTCATATTCACAAAACTCTTTATGTTTTAAACCAAAAGTATTTATTAATCCTTCGCCATATTCTAACAATAACCCACCTTTAAAACCATTACAAGAAAAACATTGAATGTAAATATTAAATAAGTTGTATCTTAAATTAGGCTTACTGCCAACAGAATGATAGTGACCTGCAAAAGGTTTATTATAAAATTTATTGCAAGATATACACTTATGTCCATTATCAATTATTCTAATTATTGCGTTTATTTCTCTTTCTAAATCTTTTCTAACTTTTGAAATTGATTCTAATACTTCTAATTTTTCACGTTTAATTTTAGCATAGTTTGGCTTTACTGGCTTACTAAATGCAAGTTCAATTGCACATTTAGGGGTACATACTACCTGTGTTGATTTATAAGGGGTAAACTTTACACTGCAAACTTTGCACTTCTTTTGTTTTATTTCGTTCATATTTAAAAGGGGTGGCAGTTAATACCACCCCATTGTTTTTAGAACGGTAAATTTGAACTGTCGTGTGCTTTGCTTAAACTAATAGCATTGATATTGTGATACCATTTATTATTGTAATCACGTGAATCCACACTAAATGTTACTTCTACCTCACCACCTACTTTGTGGTTCTGTAATTCATCTTGCTTCATCAATGTAAAACAAATTAATTTGGGGTATTTAGGGTCAAGTGTTTCTATTACGAATTCCGACTTGTTCCACTCTTTACCTGCTTTTGTTAAGCCTGATACTACTTCACCGATTTGGGTGATTTTTCCTTTTACTTTATACATAACTATATTATTGGTTGTTTTAAAATGTTAATTAGTGCATCTCTTTGCTCTGATGCTTGTGCTACTTCTTGAAGTATTTTTGATTGAACTTCTAAATCTGCTTTTACTATTTTGTAAAATATCCGTACGTTTAATGGTAAATCTATTTCTATTTTGTTACCATCAAAATCATAGTTAGTTGATGTTAAATAGCGAACTAAATAATGATTAGTTACAGGTGGATGTCCTAAACTTTCGTTGTGTTTAGTTAGTGACATCATTTGCATCTGTGCTTGGTAAAAATATGCCTTTGGTACGTTCTGAAACTCTGGCTTTGAATCGTTTATCATCATCATCTTTTGTTCAAAGAACTTTTCAGTTGGGCATTTTAAATCAATACTTGCAGTCATTACACCTTCAAAATCTATTAGTGCTGCATCAGGAGTGCTACCACAGTTTTCATTAATTGGATAGTAAACTGAATCTAAATATACTGCATTTAATCCTGTTACTTCTATAAACGATTCTAATGCCTCTAATTCGTTAATATTACCGTGTTCCGTATGTTTACTTGTAAAAGATTTTGCATAGCCTTTAACTGCCTCTATTGCTTTATCCATAATGTATGAATCTCTTGTAGCACCTTTGCCTCCAACAAATAAGTTGGAGACTGTTGATGCTGTGAATTTACCTAATCTATCGTTACTTAGCATTTAGTAACTCCTCCACTTCTTTTGTCAAATGATATTTAGCTTTTACCTTATTAATATCGCCACCATTCTTAACGTAATCAAGTGCATCATTAAATCCTTGTGTGTTTTTAGCCAGTGTAGGTTTGCTGTTAGTCACGTTTTGATTGTCTGCATCTGCTTCAGTTTCATCAATAAGAAATAATCCGTTTAAAGCATACTTACGAGCATAGCTACTTGCTGTTCCTGTGGTTTGTTCACTACTCATTCCTTTATGCTCACTTGTTTCTGCGTAACCACTACAATGCAATGAATCACCGCCTACCGATATACAAGCATTAGCCTTAATAAATACTTTTGTACCAAGTAATACAATGTCATCTGTAATAGTTAATCTTGCACCATACTTAACCAATAATGGTTTTACTGCTTCAAGTATGTCTTCTGCTGACCTGTACTTGTACTTGCCGAAACTGTTGTAATTTCCTTTTGGAACTCGTAGTTCACTTTGAATTTTAATTAAATTTTCCATTGTTTGATTTGTTTTTTTGTTTGTTCTAATTGATTTTTATAAATACTTATTTGTTTATCATATTTATCGTGTTGCAATATAGTTTTATTTGTTTGTATTATCTGCATAAGTAATATTATTTCTTCTTCAAGTTCTTGAATTTCAAGTGAAATAATTTTTACGTTATGTTTTAAAAATTCTAATTTCATTAGAATAATTCTTTTAAAACACAATCATATACAAACTCTGAATTGCAGTTAAGTTCTTCTATTTCTGCATCGGTTAATTCTACTCCATTGTACTCTGCAGATACTATGTAAGCATCGCAAAAGTCTGGATAATCATTGGTGTCTATTCCACCTAATTCTATGTTACTTATTTTATCTAATTCCATTGCTGTGGTTGGCTAATTAAGTTTAAAGTTGCAGTGATTGAATATAGCAGCCATTGCGCTTGTTTTGTTTTAAGAATATTTTTTTGGTCAATTGCAATGTTTCGCAATCTGTTTATTTTGTCGTATCGGTTACGAAGTGTGTCTATTCTGCTCATAATTTATTTGTTAAATATTTTAAAACTAATATTATAAAAATTATAAAAATTGTACTAATAATTATTGTTAAAATTAATTCATTTGTTGTCATTATTTTATTTTTTTAAATTGTGACTTTAATTCTTGTAGTGTGTATTTAAAACTAATAAAAGGATTCTTTATTAGTAAATTACATATCCAATTTACTGCTGTTTGTTTGCTCATAATTTACCTCCGTATATTTCTTCTATGTATTGTTCACAAATAATAACTAAATCTCCTTCGGTTACAAATCCTTTACAAAACGCTTTTTCAATTTGATTCTTTTCCATTTCAAGCGCTTGTTCAAATAATCCAAGTTCATTTACCCCATAATTTTGCAGGGCAATAAATTCTTGTTCTAACCACTTAACTGCTGTTTGTTTGCTCATTTGTTTTCGTTTTTAAGTTTATGCACTAATTCTTTTTGTAATCTCCACTTGTTAGCTGCTTTGCCAAGTTCTATAAATTCCTGGTCATCACATTCTCCAGTGTGTGTCATTTTTAAACAGTTCTTATAATACTGCCATAGTATAGCTAATTTATTTTCTTCTTCTTGTATACTCATTCTTTATAGCCTCCATCGTTATTGTATAGTTCAGTTATTGTGCTGTTCAATGGTAATCCTAAAGCATTCTTAATAGCTATTACATAAGGTAATTTGCATAGTGTTGGAGATTCACTTATTATTTGCTTTAATACTGTTTGGAATTGCACTCCCATTTTATCAGCTATGTAGCCAATTGCTTCTTGGCTTTCCAGTAGTTGCAATACTACTTCTTTTTTTAATCTTTCTTTTTGCATAATTTTAGTATGTATGTTTTATTTGTTTTTTGATTTGTATAAACACCACTTCTTTTCATTGCACCACTTATACTGCCTGTTGTAGTGCTTAACAACCTACCTGCTTTAGTCATACTTACATTGGTTGCAATAAGTTCTTTAGTTGCACTAAAAATATCTATTAACGTTGGTGCAAAGTTTAATTCGTATCGTTCTAATGGTGTCATAATGATGCTTTCTCGCTAATTAATGTAAATACTTCATTGAACTTTAAATCAAACTCTTCTGCGCTTGATTCTAATGGTGCTAAACTTAATGCACTACTGGTTGTACTCGTTGCGATTGATTCTCCATTTGGGTAAGTACATACCAATACTGATTCTTTGTCGCTTACTATTTTAAAGTAATGGCAACTGTTCTTACGATACGCAGGTAATTCTAATTCGTGCGTTTCTTCGATTGTTTTTTTTACTGTGATTTTCATTGTTTGTTTTTGATTAGTCTTGTGTGATTAATAAGATTACGTATGTCATAAATATCATTGTTGCTAACATTAGTACAAAAAGTACCTTTTCTAAAATTTGATTTTTCATATTATTTTGTGTGATAAATTATTCCTTGTGAATTATAATAGTCTTTTACTTCTTTGATTGCATCATTAAAATAAGTAACTGCAAAGCTATTTTCAAGCATATTCTTGCCACCTATGTTGTTACCTGAATCAGTTAATACGCAATAGCCTATATCTTTTTTGTAAAGTGTTAGTTCTACCATAAACTCATTTGTAATTGAGTTGTAAAATGTTAATGATGTGATTAGTTCCATTCGCACAATTGTTTACAAAGTTTCTTTAATAAATTTAAGTCTTGAGTTTTTACATTATCCCAATTACTTTTTGTTGCATCAATTAATGGCATATCATCAATTATTGCTGTCCACATACTACCTGTTACTGGACTTGTGTAAGTTACATCATAGTGACCATAGCCACTGAATCTGAACATAAAGTCGTTTAAGCTAATTTTGTTTTTCATTGTTTGTTTAAGCACGTTCCCAACGTGAAGTTAATTGATTAAATTTTAAGCCTTTTGCTTCTTCTCTTTCTTGAATTTGTCCGTAAATGTTTCTTAATGAGTTCGGATTATTGTTCTTTTTAGTTTTTGCAACTGCTGATTGCGAAAATTGCATTCTGTAGATATCACTCATCATAAATTGAATATTCCATTCCATTGATTCTTCAAAATCAAATTCATAAGTTTCAATTTTCAAAACAATTGCATTCATAAATTCTAATTCTGTGCAATATTCAGTAAATCTTCTACTTTTTAAAGTTTCTAAAATAAAGTTTCTGTTTTCTTTTAAGTTTGCTATTGTTATCATAATTTGTATTTGTTATCTCTTTTTGACCCAACAAAGATAAATATATTTATTACAAAACATAATAATTTTTTTATTAATTTTATAAGTGTTTGATAATTAACGTATTTATTTTTAAAAAGTGCATAAAAAAACCCAAATAAATGTTTATTTGAGTTCTATTTTATATGCAGTATGTCAGTTGAAACCTTATGTATTGACTATAATATCTATTTTACTTATGTGATACTGATGCAAAAAGTTTCCAAGTTTGTCAACTAATTTCTCATCTAACCAACTTTCAGAATCTGCATAGAACAACAGGCAATGCATCAACTCGTGAAAAAAAGTGCTATCAATTATTTCTTGTTTGTAATCTATCCAAACTTTTTTTGATTTAAATTTATTCGCTATTATTATTTTGTTTTCAAAAGGTATAAATTGACCATAACACTTATTCTTGTGGCAATATTCATTGTCTATGATTACTTCAATTGTTTGACCTAATATTTGGAAGCTACTTATCATTATTTATTTATTATATTAATTTTATTTGTGTATTCCCTATTATTTTATTCCCTTTACTAATATTTTCTTTTGCCCACATAGGCTGAAAGTTTGTATAGTGGTTTAATCTAATTAGTTCTACTTCATCTTTTGCAAGTGATGCTGGATATATATGGTCAAGATGCCATTGTCCTATATTATCCCAATTCATACCTTTTTTAAATTGTCGTTCAAGATGATTTTTAAATTCTTTACATTCACATCCTAAAATTTCAAATGTTTTTGATTTTTTAGTATAGTTATTATTTCTTATTGATGCTCTAATTAAATTACTTATATTTATTCTTAATTTAAATAAAGAGTCTGTTTTTATTCTTTTTTTAAAATAAATATAATTATATTTACTTTTTTCTTCTTTATTATTTTGAGAATATTCTTTAATTTTTTCTTTATTATTTTGATAGTAAATTTTATCGTATTCTTTTTTCTTTTCTTTTATTTCTAAACGAGATACTTTTGCTTTTTCTTTATTGTTCTCATAATATATTTTTTTTATTTTTTTGTCTTTTTCTGCGTTTTTTTTGCGATAATTTATGTCGTATTCTTTTTTCTTTTTTTTTCTTTCCAATTTATCCATAATTAAATAAAAAAGCCCCCAATCAGTGAGAGATGAAAGAGGACTTATTTTAGTTATTACTAATTTTAGTAAGTATTAATCAACTCTCACATTGCCTAATACTTATTTTGGTTTTACAAATATACTGTTTTTAAATGATTGTTTGCTATTTTTTTCTATAAATCCATCAGTTCATTAATTGCTGTTGTTCCATTTATAACCACACCACAACCAATCGCTGGCTTCTTTCCATACTTCGCATAACTAAACGCAATATGTTTGTGATTGATTCCACAGCCTACTTGCATTCCAAATACTTTAAAATTTGCGCCAACAAACCATTCTGTATATGCTTGTGTGTGTAAATGTCCTTGTACTGTACTCATCATATCACCTTTGCATTTAACCTTTGCTGTGCCACCCTCTCCGTGTAAGTATTGAACATTGTCAATTATATGCCTATCAAGAAATTTCCAAGTAGGTACTTCTAAAACATCTTTATAATCTCTAATCCATTTACTACTTATACCGCCAGTCTGTGCTTTACGCATTATTAACCTATCGTGGTTACCAATTATAACAGTAGCATTAGGGAAGTATGTATGCCACTTTTTAAGTTTGCTAATTGCAAACTCTAACTCATCACCACCACCAATTGAATCAGGTATTGTTTCGTGATAAGATGCAAAATGATTGTCAACTATATCGCCTATAAATACTACATCCGTACATTTGTATTTGGTGTAAATATCCTTGCAAAAATCAAAATATCCATCTAAACAAAAAGGCTCGTGTAAGTCACCAATAACTAAAACCATTTTTTGATTATTTTCAATTCTTATTTTCTTGAGTATATCGTATTCTTGTTCTGTTATTCGTGGTCTCATTTTCATTATTTCATTCCAAATAAGTTCTTGATGTAGTCTAATGTTTCATCAGGTGCTGTTATATCCTTGACCTCAATGAAATGTAATCTATCATTGATTTGTTGTTTGGCTTCTTGTACTGTTCTTGCACGTACTATCGTGTACATTTTGCGACCATTAAACTCGTATGCTATCTTGTACTCTTTCATATTGTTTCAGCTAACTCTTTTATGTGGTTATCTATTACCACTTCAGGAAACGTAATACCAACTAATAATGATTTAAAAGCAGTAAAAAAATCCTCAATTCCTGCGTCATCATTTAATTCAATTGTGTGCTTCATACCAAATGCAGTTGCAGTAATTATTATTTTATCCATTGTTCATTATTTTATGAAAATAAGCAATGGCAAAATATATAAAAATAATTAAAGGTAAAATATACCAATAATCAGCACCTAATTGTTTGTACCAAACTAATTTTGGACAATCTACTGGAACTTCAACTAATACTTTTTTCTCGTAATAAATAGTATCTCCTTTGCATTTACCTTCAATGTAAACCTTACCAAATTTCTTTACGTAAACAATCTCTAATTTATCTTTAGTGATATAAACTGAATCTATTGTATCATTGAATACTGTATCAACTTGAACTGAATCAACTATGATAGTATCGTGAATTGTTACCATTACACTGGCTGCATCTTGTGAGCAGAACTTTTCTATTGCTTGTTGCTTGGTGTAACAGCTACAAATTAAGCAGTAAAGAATGGCTATTAATATTGAGTATATTGATTTCATTTGCGTTTATTTTTTAACTTATATAAAACTTTTCTTTTTAATGTCCAATATTGTTTATATTGATTGATTTCTGAAATAAGTATTTGCTTTGCTAACTCAATATTCATTTGCGTTTCTTTTTTAGGTCTTGTTCCTTTTTAACGTCAATAGCTTTCTGCTTGTATTTTTCTTCAATTATAGCAACTATTTTTGCTCGTTCAATGTCTACACTATCCATTATGAAATGGTAATAAATATTTTTTCTTTTTTTGTTACCTTGTTTATAACCGACATAAATTTAGCATAAGCAGTTCTACTGTTACCAATCATATTTACTGCTTTTGTCGTTCCAAGTAATATACATCCTTCAGTATCTTTTGAATAATTACCCCAATGGATTCTTACACCTTCAAAATTAGGAACATTTAAAAGTAATGGCATTTGCTGTTGAAACCTATTACTAAAATTTATTATTACTTCATACTTTCCTTTTGGAATAGCTGTTACATTTTGCACCTTTATCTCACGTTCTTTGTCTTCTAATGTATAGCAGTGATATATTTCATTAATATATAATTTACCTATCGTAGAATCGCTTGTTTTAGTTTCTCTAATTAATTTTAGTTCCATCAGATTTAATTTTAGTCATATAACCACCTATTCCAATTAATGCACTTAAAATTAATTTAGGGTACTCTTTATTGATGTCAAATGTAACCCAATCAATAGTTATCCAAGCAGTAGAAATAGCAACTATAAATCCCATTAAAGTGCTTAATTTACTTTGCCAATTTTGCTTAATCTTTTTCATACCAATTTTTACAAATCTTGATTATTGATAATAACGAAAATACAAAAGCAACTATACCTGCCATAACTTGAATAATTGGTAAAATAGCCATAGCATAAGCAGTAATTACACCACCCCAAGCAAATCCGTTTTCAATGATTAGTAAAAAATTTTTTTTCATTAGTTAAAAGCAAGGGGATATTTCACCCCTTTTAATTACTTTGTTTTTAGTTCTTGTTTTGGTTTTTGCTCTTCAGCTAATTTTGCCAAATATTGCATTAATGGTAAACCATATTTCGTAGGCATTTCTTGAAAGAATGCATCTAACTCTTTTAAATTCTCTTCGCTTAAAGTTATCATATTTTTTATAATGTGCTTGTAAAAGTAATATTTGGATTTAACAATTGCAATTTTGCAATGTACATGTCTGTTAATTCACTCAAAATGTTGCCACTAAAGTTTGTATCCTCTGATGTATCATTTAAAATTGAGTTCATAGTTTCATTATATACAAATGACTGTATATACCCTTGAGGAATATTCTCCCCATCTACTAATTTAGTTCCTAAAAAAGAATTATAGTTTACAGTTAGTAAACCTACTTTTGTACTTGTTTGAGTCTCTTCACTTGTAGCAATGAAACTTATTGGTTCTATTTTTATCATATATTTTTTATTATAAACTTGTTACTGTTTGCCATGTTGTTGAGAATACACAAAGTTTTCCTAAGTCAGTATCAAATACCATTAGACCTGTTGCTGGACTTGCAATTGCATTCTTTTGAGTAGTTGTCATTCGTGGCATTAAAAAGCCTTTTGTTGTACTATCTGCTTGTAAAATTGCACTTGAATCGTAACCTGTTGAACCACCTACAAATAAATTACCTGCTCCCGTACTTGCATTGCTTATTCTTACAACATTTGCCGAATACCTTGCGATTGCAGTGTCTAATGAGCCGTCTAATTGCGTATTGTTTCCCCACGATACAACAAAATTTCTTGACATATGAAATCCGTATGTCGTAACGTTTGAAATTTGAGCAATACCAACCCCACCCGATGACAAACAAACTATACCCGTACCATTTAAAGTTGCTGCGTTTAAATTGCAATTAGCCGAATCATCCGCCAATCTAAAATCAATTGCCGCCCCGTTTCTTTTTATTGCGGGAAAACTTGACGTTGTGCCGCCAAATTGAATACGATTAAAATCAGTAACTGCATTATTTGAAATTAAAAGAATTCCATTTAATGGTGAAGAAAAAACAGTTCTTGATGTAAAACCAATAAAAGCAGATGCCGCGCAACTTAAATCTCCTCCAGATACAACATTTCCGCCAAAAGTTCCCGTACCTAATCTAC